GGCGCGGTAGGAGGCGCTGCTGTATGGGGTGGCGCTGGGAAATTCGCGCAATCTCGTATGCGTAAAGCGGCACCTAGCAAAGCGACCTATGACAGAAGAGTCGCCTCTTATTATAAGAAGAAGTAGTATTTAGGCTGAACAGTGCTTTGGCCCACTTAAGTGCCATCAGGAGAAAACATGAATGTGAACACTCAGATTTACGATAGGAGTGTAGACAGAGCCGCAATGATCAGACTCTACGAACGCCGTAGTATAGGAAAAGTAGAATTGATCATTGACGGTCATGCTATACGTGTAGACCAATTGATTAAAAAATCTAAGCTGCAGGGTAAATCTTTTAGTCAGTTCCAACATGATCTTGATGATGAGATCATTAAGACCATGGCAGACACCCATAATGTCAGCTCTAAATCCTTGAAGGATTTGTTTAAATCTCAGGTTGATTTTTCTGTGAATAACCTTAGTACAGCTATAGGTAAAGTATGGAAGGTGGAGCAACCTTCTCGCGTGGTAGCTGCTAATATAGTTCTAAGTCAGCCTCTATATCAGAATAAGACGCTGGACCAAGGGTGGGCTGGCATCGGAAAGAATGAGAAGATTCGTATTGAGGAAATCATTAGGAAGGGTATCGCAGAAGGCCTTTCCAATAGTGATATAGCGGATGAAGTGAGAAAGAGTACTTATCTAATTACTAAGAATCAGGCTCGCGGTCTAGTTATTACAGCTACAACTAGCGTATATGCACAAGCTGATCACCAGGTCTATAGCGCAAATGAAAAAGCTCTACAAGGCTGGCAGTACGTTGCTGTATTGGACAGTAGGACTACCCCTCTATGCGCTCATAGAGATGGTCATATCTACCCTATCAGTGATACAGAGCATCTTCCACCTGCTCACTGGTATTGCAGAAGCTCTACAATCCCGGTTGTTAAGGATTATGAAAGTCTAGGTTCGCTGGAGGGTGTTGCACAGATACGAAAGCGTAATTTAACCGGCCTATCAGACAAGCAGATAGCGCTCTATGATGGTCAAACACCATTAAAGGAGAGCTATAGTGAGTGGCTGCGAAGGCAACCCACAGAGGTGCAGATTCGCCATCTCGGGGATACAACAAGACTTGAGTTGTTTAGATCAGGACAACTGCCTCTGGATAAGTTTACGAACGCAGAGGGAAACTCTATTGGAATCAGGGAGCTCAGACAGCTTACAGATAATGGACTCGGTGTGCCAGGCGATTCCCGTAGATTTGCATTTGCGAAGGAAAAGCTAGACACAATTAAAATAGGTGCAGCTAGGCCTGATGAGATAATAGAGAGCACAGATCTTAGAAAGGCACTTAAAGAGTACTATCTGCTACAGGCAGGAGAACTCGACGGAACTCTGTCCTTAACAAATTACAGAGGAACCTTGCTGCATAATAAGAAGAATACAAAAACAAGAGTATTAACGCAGCCGCCTAGAGAAGAACATCTTAAGTACAACCCAATTACTGGGAGGTACGATGACGCAAGAATATATCAACCGAGTCCAGACACGCTCACTAACGTGTATAAGTTAGTAGACGAGAGCGACAAGCTGCTACCGGTTGACAAGAAGTTCATAAAAGAGTTTGTGGACGGTCTTGAAGATAGTATGGGTATTAATGAACGGGCGGTAATAACAGAGAACCTCAGAATTGTATTTGGCAGGTTCCGTGAAAATGGTGAGTCGTGGAGCAACCTTAAGGCGGTACTACAGGGTCAAATAAAGTTTGATATCATGAACGTATCGGACTATATGGAAACCCAGATTCGCAAGGATGCTAACTTGTTGTTTAAGCTAAAACAAGACAACTATATCGACCCCGTACTAGGTCCAGTACAGCTCCAAAGTCTGCATGATAACTTCGTTCCTACTATAGTTAATAGAAACAAGTGGGAAGATAGCACGCTTATTACAATTGCAAGAGAGCTCCGTAATGTCATTGATTTAAGGGTTGTACCCGTTAAATTAAAGATAAGATTAAGTGATGAAGAAATAGAACAATTCTACTTAAAGTTTGCTAAGAGACTAAGTCTAGCCGACAGTCCTGATAGAGATCAGCTTGCCATTGCGTTAGGTCGCGATTTATATAATGGTGCTAATTTCCGTGGAACTCGCAATGAATGGTTCACTTTAGGTAAAACGCTGTTAGATGAGGCAGATAGTAAAGGTTTCTACGAGCTAGAGACATTTGGCGTACAAAAACGAAGGATGAAGAGCCGTAACTTTGGCGCATACTTTGGCCCATACTATGATACCTTCTCAGTGAATTTGCGTATTGTGGATCCTAGGATTCAGGCTTACTCTAAGATGAATAGACAGATAGATGTCGGTCTTAGAGTTGGCGTTACGGACGGAAAGAATAGACTGATAGTCCGAGAGGGCTACAAGACATACTTTGTAGATCGTGGTTTGTATGGTATGTATGACACCCGCATTCCTATTATCTCCTCTAGTAGCTTTTCAGAGTTTCCTGCCAGATTAATTGACAGAGATATGACGACAGCACTGAACTGGGCGGCAGATGCTAAGTATAAAGTTGATGAAGACTTTCATGACTTCATTGTAAAGCTCTTAAACTTCCAAGATGACAAAGGTAAGGCACAGTATTATACCGACCTTAATCACTACAGGGAGTATATATTAGAACGCGGTGATTCCTACGAGCGTTTTAAGGCGATGGCGTGGCTTAGATCAAAGAATGCCAGCTTTAGTAACCATCCATTTCTAGACCATCGCGCCCGTATCTACGAGAGAGGTTTTATTGGTCCACAAAGCGGTGAGACATTCAGACCGTTTTTGAATACAGCAGATGCTAAGAGATTCAGTAAGTTGGAATTTCTTAATTTTCAAGATCAGATTGGTTCATTCTTAGGAGGAGCTTCTGACACCCTTGAGGGTCGTTATAATTCATTGTCTGTACTAGGTAGACAGCAGATCGCAATAGCTCATAGAAAGGAGCTAATAGAGATTGGCGACCTAATGCGTCGTGGCAAACCGAATGACATCAGAAAGATTCTTGAGTCGCCCTTCCTTGCTGAAATAGATGGTGAAGAGCAAGGCAAGGTTCTTAGATTCGCTTTGGAGATGTCAAAGATAAATGAATTCTTAGGAGGTGATTTTTCTGCGGGTAGCCTTGCTAAGCTATCGAATTACAGGATATCAATTGCTCTTGAACAGGACGCATCTAGTAGTGGCGCCCAAATTATTGCATTAACCACGAAGAATAAGCAATTAGCAGAACTAAGCAACGTAGTCCCTACTAACCAGAAACAGCGGCTGTATGATGAAATCGCCGAGAGAACCTTCAATGATCCTCGTTTCAGAAAACTGAATGAAAAGCTAGGACTCACTGAGAAGGATCTGCGGAAAGCATCTAAGGCACAAAATATGGTAACGCTGTATGGTGCTGGTGAGCGTACCGGAATCATGAACGTAGAGACCAAGCTGGCAAAGATACTGGACAAACAAGACGACTTTCTTGTAGTCAAAGCAACTGAGCGCGACAAGGTACTCGCAGAAATTAGCGCGCGTATGGCCAGATATGAGAGCTGGGATCCTGACACCTACAGAGAATTAAAGGCATTGCGTCAGGATGTTAAGGAGATGTTCAATAAGGGTCTCCATCCTGGTGATGAGATGATGGAGCAACTTTATTTCCTTGATCCGCAAACTCGTGACTTTGTTGAAAAGTTGGGTCGTTCCTATAATAACATTGTGACGCCTGATGACTTCCAACAAATAGCACTGATCATGTCAGAGAACCTTAGAAGTGAGGTTCCGATCCTTAAGGACTTTACAAAGTTCTTTGGGAGACTTGCCGCTGACTTTGCTGAACACGCTAAGCCAGCAGACAGCGCTTTCTCTGTTACGTCCGCCCTAAAGACAGCTATCTTTGGGGAGTACAAGGCTGGTAGAAGACTTCCTAGGTGGCTAAGTAAAACAATGGCGATCAGGGATGAGTCGATCAAAGAAAAGATGTTACGTAGGATCCCAGGTTATGTTCCGGATAAGTTCCTATCAAATGTAGTTAGTGGTGCGAGAGCTCCAACAGATAGACTCACTGGTAAAACTATCGGAAAGGTGTCTCACAACCTCGGCTTCAAGATAGGCAAGCATGAATTGTGGGGCGATGACCTAATAAAAGGTTGGGAAGTCGGCTATCCTAACAAACTAGAAAAGCGTTGGACCGCTATCCCATGGGTCAACTTCGATGGCAGAGTGTTGGAACAAAATTTTACACAAACCTTTGAGGAAAAGCTAGCATACAAAGATGCAAGTGGGAAATGGATAAACAATATAGTTCAGATACAGCAAAAGACAGATCCGTCTGTATGGGATCAGATACGTAACAAGGATGGTAAAATTAATGATATAGCAGACTTAGGTAAGGCGAGAACAGCCTTTGCTGTTAACGGCAACCATTCTAATGACGCTACATTAGTAAAACAATTTCATCTATGGGGCGCTAAGAACAACGTTCAGACCGGCACGGTGCATGATGCTTTCTTCACCAATGCTGCTGATATGTTAGCGTCTAGGCAGGCACTTAGAGAGATCTACGCAACAGCAGTTAAAAGTGAATCTGTGAAAGCTACGCTAGATGAGATGCTGGCTAGAGGACTTCCAAGAGCGCTGTATAATCAGTATATGGATGAAGCTATCGCTATTGGCATAATTCCTGTAGCTGGCAAATCAAGAGTTGGTGGGAAATTATTAACAAAGGCAGATATCCTGACATACGAAGATATCTTGCAGACGGTGCCGAGCGAATTTAAAGACAATCGGTACTGGTACGGAGTCGGGTGATACACCGTGTGTCTCTCCCATTAATTTGTAGTAACCCTGGGTTGTACCCTAACATTTATAAGTGAGTTGTACTCACGGAAGGAAACTGAAATGGCAAATGAAAACATGACCGCTGACGAAATTGCTGCACAAGAGGCTGCTGATGCCGCCGCTGTTGAGAAGGCTGCTGCCGATAAAAGGGCCGCAGAAGCTGAACGGATTGTAGCTGAAGAAGCGGAAGCTGCTCGTCTTGCTCGCATGACACAAGAAGAGCGTGATCGTGATATGGTCAATAGACTCGTTCAAGATCGCGTAGAAACCGAATTGTCGCCGATTAAGGGTAAGCTTGATGCCGCCTTTAAGCAGCGTGATGAGGCTCTTCAACAGCTCAAGGAAATGGAGCGCAAGGAGAAAGAAGCTAGACTTAAATTAATGGAAGACGAAGGTAAGCATCAAGAGGTAGCTAATCTTCGCTTAGCAGAAGCTCAAGCCGAAATCGCAGCTCTAAAGAAGCACAACACGGAACTGAGTCGTGATGTTGCTGTGCGTGAAGCACTTAAGAGTTACGTTTTCCGGAATGATAAAGCGTCTGACATGGCATTTAAGGAAATAATCACTAATCTTACGCAGAATGAGCAAGGTGTATGGGTTCATAGATCTGGTATTTCTGTAAGAGATTATTGCGAAGCTTTCTCTAAGAACGAGGAGCAATCATTTCTATTTAAAACAAAAAGTAATAGTGGTAGCGGTTCTTCTGGAACTACTGTCACTACTCCTGCAACAACAAAACCAAAATCACTCTTTGATATGCCGCAAGCTGAAGTCCTCGCACTGGCAGCTGCTGGCAAATTAGGGGGACAACCACCACAATAATAATAAGGATCTAAAATGACTGTCGCTCTATTTAGTAATGTAAACGGCAATACCAATAGTTATGCCCTGCAAGCTGCTCTGTCTGCTTACTCGGACGAGGCTTACACCACCGCCAAGAAGCTTAGCGGCACTGGTATTGTGGGTTCTAACCCTAGTATTGACACCTCCACCGAGACCTTCATTGGTCAAGTCCGTTGGTATAAGCCGCTTGATCCTACGATCAACGTTGCCTCGCTGACGGCTGCAGGTAATGGCACCGGCACTACATACACCTCCGCGTTCTCGACTTATATCAAGACCGTTCGTACACATGGTGCTACGCAAGTGAATCTGTCGGAAGTAGTTACGCGTCAAGATGGTCTGGCCAAGATCTCGCGTGACTTTGGCGAAACTCGCGCTCAAGACGAGCATAATGCCATCCTGTCTGTGCTGAAGGGTGTTGCATTGTCTGAAGCCCTTAACGGTGCTTGCGTTGGTCAAGGCTCTACTAACGTTGGTCTGGGCGGTCAAACCTTCACCAATGATCCTAAAGAAGCTCGTTATGGCTTCTACGTGGATCTGGGTGCTGCTCAGCCTATCATCGCTGCATCGCCGACTGCACAAGGTGCTGCTCGTGCTGAAGGCTTCCTGCAAGCCATTGGTATGGCGTGGAAAGACTACGAGCCGGAGTATGCCTATCTGGTCGTTAGCCCTGAAGTTCTTGCGTCCCTTCGTTCTGCCAATCTGGTGGATCAAGATGGCGTTCAAGAAGCCAATGTTATGTTCCAGACCATCTTCGGTGGTAAGTTCCGTTTGATTCAGACTCGTGCCTCGCAAGGCTTCAGCACCGCTCAGCTTGACAAGCTTAAACTGGGCGCTGGTGTTGATATCGTTGGTACCAAGACTTCTTTCATCGTTCTGCCTGGTGCGGTTGCGATGGAAAACCTGTCTGTGCCGACGCCTGTCGAAATTTATCGTGATGCACGTGCCTATAACGGTGGCGGTTCGACCGACATCTGGTATCGTTGGGGTTATGTTGCTCATCCGGCTGGTTACGACTGGAATGGTACGACTACTGCATTCCCGCAAGATGCCCATTACATGGCTGTCAATGATGCCGGCACTATGAAGGACTTCATCGCAATCGCTGGATCGGGTCTGACTGTGTCGGAAGCTACGCCGATTCTGAACACAAAGGGCGTTTGGACTCGCAAGGCGTCGTCTGCATTGAGCCTTGGCATTCTGCCGATATTCCATAGTTAATTAAAAGGACTCATCTATGGCACTCGTAAAAGGTACAAACTCGTATGCTACAGTAGCAGAGACCGACACCTACTTTGCTGACAGGCTAGACGTTGCTGCATGGACCTCTGCTGATGCACCATCGAAGGCACAGGCACTTGTAACTGCTACAAGCATTCTTGATGAAATGCCTTGGACCGGAACTGCTATAGGTGAGGCTCAACCCTTAGCTTTTCCAAGGTCAGGCGAATACTTTGATCCAAGAATCGGCACGAATATTACATTCACAATGACGTCTCCGACAAGACTTGTAACAGCGACTATGGATCTCGCATATCATTTGTTAAATAACGATGGTCTGCAGGATGATACAGGTTCAGCTGTTAGTATTAGGGTCGGCTCAATCTCATTGGAAAGAACCTTACCAGCCAGCTTGATTCCAGCTAATGTGCGTAGAACGATAAAACCTATGCTAGTTAATGCCGGAGCAAACAGTTGGTGGAGGGCTAACTAAGATGGGTTATGACAGCCTTATCAAGAAGCAGGTTAAACGTGCATTTGCTGCTGTGAAAGATTTAGCGAAAGATGTTGTACTGACACAATCACCTCCGTCAGGTTTTGACTTTGCTACAGGTGAAGCGACGATCCCAGCTGCGACTACTAAGACCGTAAAGGCGATGGTAGTTGTTAAGAAGCGCAAAGGGGATGTTAATGCTGCACCTATGACAGAACTGCTGATGAATGCTGAGGATGTCAGTGATCCCACTATATACACTACAGTAACGATCGAAGGGATTATATGGAATGTTGTTCCGCCGTATAAGAACGACGGTTTTACTATTACTGTAGAAATAGTGAGGGGCGGATAATGTCTAAATTTAATACAGTACAGGATGATGTATTCTCCGTGTTCGGATCAGTTGGCTGGCTTACTGAAAACATACCTACGTACCCTGTAAATTTCGTAACAACGAAGGCGACGGAGTATATTAGGGTATCAGTAATTTCTAACGGGAAGGGCATAAACTTAGCCTCAACATCGGGGCAAGTTCTTATAGACATATTCATCGCTGCAGGTAAAGGCCCATCGAGGGGCACACTTATTGCAGATAAGCTTGACTCGTACTTAGTAGGAAAGAGCCTTAAGACTGGTAGTGGTACTACTCAGTTTCAGGACAGTGCTCTGACTACGGTTGGGCAAGATAAGGACAATCCTGCATTGTTCCGAATGATCTACTCGATTTCTTTTAATTACTTTCTTGGAGTATAAACACAATGGCTCACATCAATTCTATCGGCGCTGCACTGTTCTCGGATCTATCTGTTTGGAATATGCCCTCGACTTCCCCCACAAGTCTTGCGGACATTGCTAATTGGGATACGGAGAATGAACTTAAGGCGTTCTTCACGACAGAGTCGTCTAACAAGAACAATCCTCCGGCGTCTGCACAAACTGAGTTTCTGCGGATCGCTGAAGTTCGCGAATTTCCGGCAATGGGTACTCCGCCGAACATCGTCAAGGTTCCTGTTTTCGGTCAGAAGACCTCTTCGAGTATTCAAGGTCAAGCTGATTCGCCGCAGCTGGAAGTTACCATTAACTACATCCCGACTGCATGGGCGAGTACCACCATTCTTGGTAGCATGGTCGGTGCTGACAAGCAGCGTGTCTTTCGCTTTACACTGCTTAACAGCAAGCCGCCTGCGTATACCAATGCACTGACTGCAGGTATCGCCGGAACCACTGCGCTTCCGATTGAGAACACTCAGTACTATTGGGTGGGCAAGATCGAAGCTCTGCTGGTGAAGCCTGCGCTGACCGATGCGACGACTGCTACTCTGACGTTGTCGATTCAGTCTGACTTCTACGGTGCTTACACCGTTACAGCTACTTCGTAATAGTATTAATAAGGGCGACTCCCTGCTATAGGGATGTCTATAAAAGACAGCTTATGCGCCCTTAATTTTAGAGAGATATACATGACGACAGATACTAAACCATATTCTATGGGTTACGTCTTGCGGACTACTGCTAAGCATATGCGGAAGAGTATTGATATTAGTATTCGGAAGACGTTCTCACGCATTGCAGAGTTCGACGGTAATCAAGAGAAATCACAGGAAGTCTTCAAGACGCTTGCGGTACTACATGCGATGCGTAAACAAATCGATGACTTTCAATTAGAAAATAAAGACGACTTCAAGGGGGCCTAAATGGTCTCTCAAAAGTTTGTCATGGACAAGGAAACAAATAAAATGGCTGAAAATCGTTTCATCGGGACTAAGGTTTCGAAAAAAGTTAAGTTTATGGGTCAGGACATCGACATTTGTAAACTTACTATTACGCAAGTAATGAAGATTCAAGCCCAGGCTAAAGTCCTGGAAGAGAATGGCAGTGAGACTGAGAATCTCAAGCTGCTGTCTATCGTTGTTCAAGAAGGCGCAAAAGAGCTGTCGGATCTTACGACAGAACAACTCTATGAGTTTCCCATGGATGAGCTTACCACGCTGTCTAATGAGATCATGAAGTACTCTGGCTTGGGAAACAAAGAAGCGAAGTAAGACTAAAAGATGAGGATATGGAGCTCTTCGAGTTGGCATTCAACTTGAGAGTTCCAGTATCTACCGTCTATAACGAGATGTCATATGAGGAGATACTAGGCTGGTTTGATTATTTTAAGCGTAGGCCATTAGGTTGGAGAGAAGATAACAGAGTATCGCTTCTAATGATGGCTCAAGGCGCTAAGATAAAACCAGAGGAAATCTTCCCAAGTCTGTCTGCACTTCGCAGTGGTATGGAAAGTGAAGAAAATAAATTAGCGGGTAGTTTGAAGAAATCAGCCTTCTTTACTCGGATGTTATCTGCGGTTGGTGGTGATAAGGTGGAAATATAATGGATGAGTTCTCTAAGAAATTAGAAATAGAAGTATCAAAACTAAGTGGTGCAGCAGCCACACTTCTGTTACTAGACCTTATGGCCAGAACACCTGTGGATACCGGCCTAGCCGCATCATCTTGGAAATTAAGACTAGATTCTAATAACCAGGTTATAAGTAATGATGTGCCATATATCGAGCATCTAAATCATGGCTCCTCAAAACAAGCTCCTTCGCACTTTGTGGAGCGCACTGCATTGCAGTATGGTGTCCCTAGAGGTGCAATCGTAGAGTATAAACCATAGCAGTAAGCCCCAATGAGGACTAAAAAATCCCCATTGGGGCTTTCAGTTAAAGGAGTATAAAATGGCCATTGAAGTAAAAGTTATCACAGACTCTACGCAAGCCAAAACTGATCTAGCAAAATTAAAAGAGACAGTAGAGCGTATCGCCAAGAGTGCTAGGATAAAGGTACAAACAGATTTCAGTAAGGTTGAGTCCAATTTCAGTTCTGTGAGGGCTACGTTAAATAAGCCGATTACACTGAAGACCAACCTGAAGACCGTAGCATCTGAAGCAAAGGATGCTAACACAGCGATGAGTGAGCTGAATAGCTCTGTGAAGTCGGCCGGAGAGAGCTTTAAATCGCTAGCCATAGGGCTCGTTTCGTTAACCGCCGCAACCACAGGTATTGCCACCTTCATCAGCTTATCTGATAAGCTAACAGCATCACTGTCACAACTTAAGCAAGTCTCGAATACTGAAGGTGACCTGTCGTCTAGCTTCGCAATTACTCGCGACGTAGCATTAGGAACTCGCACAGAACTCTCGACTGTTATCAATCTGTATCGTAAGCTGTCGGCTGCATCTGCTGATTTCGGAGCATCGCAGCAGCAGATTGGTATTGTAACACAGAATATATCCAGAAGCGTAGCAACAGCAGGCGTAGACGCCGCTAGTGCTGCCGCTGCTCTTACTCAGCTAGGTCAGGGCTTTGCCTCTAATCGGCTAGGCGGAGATGAGTTAAGATCGGTGATGGAGCAGCTCCCGACACTTGCTAAGCAAATTGCTGATGGTATCGGTGTAACTATAGGGCAGTTAAGAACGCTTGGTGAAGCTGGTCAACTGACAGGAAAGACCGTGTTTGAAGGTCTCTTGAAACAGACGCATGCGATCAATAAAGAATTTGCTAACGTCGGTGTAACCTACAGCCAGGCTTTCACGAATATTGGAAATTCGTTCTTTCTCTTATTCGCTGCTTTCAAAGGTATAAAGAGTGATGGCCAAGGACTCCCAGACCTCATCAATGCGGCAGCAATTGGTCTAGCGAAGTTTGCAAATAACCTTGAATTTCATATTGCATCTTTCTATCGCTTCCTAGGCAACATAGAATACGGCATTCGCAATATAGGTAGCATGCTGGACGAAACCTTAGAAAGATTTACAGGTTTTAGCGTATTAAAGGTCGTTGCTAAGTTCGATATACAACAAATACATGCTAGTGATTTCTTTGATAAGTTAGGTTTAGTGGCTAAGCAAGTCGTTGACTTTACTTACACAGTCGAGCGTGCCTTCTGGTGGCTATATGACCGTGTTATTGGTCATTCATGGATTCCTGATTTAGTTCAAGGAGTCATTGATTGGATGGCAAAGTTATTAGAGGCGCCCCTAGCGTACGTAGATAAGTTCGTAGATTACGCTAGCGCTCAATTTGAGAAGCTGGCTGGTACAAAGATTAACCTTGGTAAGATGTTTGATATCAGCGACATCAAATGGGGTACTGTGCTTCTAGGCACATTGATCGCGTGGCAGACAGGCTTCCTTGGATTTATGGGGAGGACGGTCGGAAGAGCTATCGGTACGGCCCTAGATGTGTTTGTGGCCGTATTTCCCAGACTCTTTCAAGGCATCATCCGAAACAGCTTAAAGTCAGCGTTAGGTATTGGCGGTCTGTTCTTAACCGTAAAAGGTTTAATGAATCTTACCGATACTCCACTTCAGCGTGATTACTCACCTAATGTCTCTGAGGAGACGCGTAGTGCTCGTAGTGGAACTTTACTAGGTATTGGTCAGAATATTGCTGACTCACTGAAGAGATACCTAGGTCCTACTATTCTACGAGTAGTGGACGCATGGAATAGCTCATCCTTGAAAATAGTTCGTGCTATAAAACAGATATTCGGTCTTCAGGATAGAGTCCCTGGCGGTGGTGCCGACAACGAATCGCGAGTTCCATTTGGGCCAAAGAGAACTGGTGAAGTTGGTTCTAAGCGTGACTTTGGTACAATAGTGCATGACGTCCTGAATTCAATGCCAGTTGAATGGCAAATACCTGTTGTGTTAGGGGCGACTATTGGCGCAATGGGGCTTGTCTACAAGACATTTGCAGCTGGCTTTGTGCGGGATGCGCTGTCAGCTATTGTGCAAATAACAGGTGGTCTGACAATCGGCCAGAGCTTCTATAAAGATCAGGTGGATAGCTTTATTGGAGGTCTTGTAAAGGCTGTAATAACGGCTGGTTCATCTGCATGGAAAGCAGTTATTGGCGACGGTATTTTTGGTAGAGGCGGACTCGGAGAGTCGCTGTCTATTATCGCTAAGCTATCACTCTTATTTGCAGCAGGACGCGCATATTTCGGAGCATTGGCATTAACGCTTGTCAGAGCTCCTGGTAACTTTGCACAAGGTATTGTTGCAAGTGGCGAGGTAGGATACGCTAATCGTCAAGTCGCGAGAACACAGCCTGCTATAGCCGCAGCACAGGCGCAAGTTGCAGCGGGTACAGCTACGGCAGCCACTATCCAGAACCTTGCAAGAATGACCGCGCAAAATGCTCAGATTACTGCCAGAGTCGCGCCCCTTGTTGCTCAGATAGCAGAGAGAGGTGCTGCGCTTAGAACGGGCATCTCTAATACAGCTACAAGTATTGGAGCCGGTTTCGCTGGAATGGCCGGTATTGAGTATGGCAGACAAGTGGCTGAGGGCATGCAAAATGCCACCAATTGGGAGAAGATAGGTGTTACAATAGCCTATGGCATTGGTGCGCAGACTATCGGTGGCTTGATTGGAGCGTCGATTGCGGGTGTTATCAACGCCGCTATTGCCGGAATAGGTGCGATAGCTGCAGGGATTGCAGGAGCACTATTTTCTATTCCTGGACTGATTTTATTAGTCATTGGAGCGCTGGCATTAGCTTGGACGAATTGGGAGAAGTTAGGGCCAATGCTGCTAGCGGCATGGGAGAAGGTCAAGAAAGACATCTTAGATCCTTTCATTGCCAAGATGCGACCTTCTATGCACACTCAGCAGATTACTCCTCAGCTGTCAGCACAAGTTCGTGACACATCAGAACCTAGTGGTTGGTTTGAGAAACACGTAGAACCGCGCTTAAGGAGCTTTACTGTAGTCGTAGAAAACATATCCACCCTTATCTCATCGAAGTTCAATGAAGCCTTGCAGAGAATGCAGGATATTCTCAGAACATTGTTTCAACCATTAGTTGACTTTATAGATGCCTTTTATCGGTTGAAGAAGGCTTTTGAAAGCTTTAACTTAATAGGGTTTATAGCGGAAAGTTTTGTATCGATTACTGCCAGTGTCCTGGAGATTGTAAAGACTAAGTCGTTATTCGAGATCCTTACGATGCACTTAGTGGCCATGTATGACATGGCGGGTAAGTTTTTAGCACAAGTACGGGAATATCAAAGCCTTAAATCTTTCGAGGCAACAGCGCAGCAAGGTGGCTTTGGTAGAAGCTCTAATCAGGAAGGTATCATTCAATTTGGGTATACAGGGCCGACAGGTTTCGAGAGGCCTCAAGCGCAGGCGAGAGCCTCAGGTGGAAGCATTAGAGGGCCAGGTACCTCTAGATCAGACAGTATTCCAGCGCTTCTCTCAGACGGCGAATTCGTCGTAAATGCGGCTGCTACGAGCAAGAATAGGTCATTACTAGAATCCATCAATAGTGGTAGGCGTTACGCAGATGGTGGTTTCGTGTTTGGTGACCTTTCTGATGCTGAAATAACGTCGGCGCTCTCACAGCACTTTGGCGCATTTGGACCAACTCAACTAATACCATCTACGAGTCACTTTGAGCCTAGACCTTTCAGCGATCTCTCAGAGACTGAAATTCGCAGAGCCTTGCTAGAGCATTTTGGTGGCTTCCCTTTCAGAGATGATGATGCTGATGAACCTGAAGGAGGATGGCCATCTACGAGGCCTCCTGCTATAGCGCCGTTTGAAGCACGCTGGCAAGATACTAGGGCTGGATTTGTTCCGAATGCTGCTGATTTCTCTCAAGCGTACGCCCAGGTTATGGGTTATAAGAGGGAATTCGATACCAGTCCGGCATTGAAGTCGTTCTATGATCCAAAGATCTGGTCACATCAACTTGGAGGCAATGCCCTCCGGATGAGATATGCTAGTCCCACGAATGAAGCCTTTTACTTCTATGCAGACCAACCTGCGGTTGATATCCCGGCGCTCGACAATGAGGGCGACTTGGGCTTCTACGGAGCTTATATAACCACTCTACATGAGATGGGGCATGCACTAGACCTGAAGGCTCAGTTTGAAAACTACAAAGGTAAGGATAAGTATGCATTCGTGCATGAGTATGCTAATGAACCCCGTATTTTATCTGAGATAAGAGCCGAGAAGTTTGCAGAGGATAATGATAGATTTAAGGGTAGAGTTGCTAGCAAGAAGGCAGATGACAATACTGCAGTCTATAATCATCAGTATGTTGCGCAGCATTACATACACGATGAATTCAGAAAGCTAGAATCTGTTAAAGGTCTGATCGAAGGTGCTATAGAATTAAATGCCGCTAATGTATTTACTGCCTTTAAAGATGTAATGAATGTAGGCAATAACATAATCCCCAAGAGTGCATGGGATATGGCTAATGATGGCATCTCGAATAATAACGACAATGGTCGCATGGTATTTGATGCGTTTGATAGAAAGTACGGTGGTACGCTAACAGCTAGACTTGACGAGAAGCGTGATCATGCTGGCTATAAGAGTCTTCTAATAGCATTACTTACCAACTTTGGTACTGATCCAAGGATGATGGATAGACTTGCAGTCCGTAGAGCCACTGGTGGTATGATATATGGTGAGGGTGGACCTACTGATGACAAGATACCTGCATTACTATCAAATGGAGAATTCGTAGTCAGGGCGTCTGCTGTAAAAGGTAATAGAGCTCTGCTCGAAATGATCAACAATGGCAAGATTTCAAAGTTTAGCGCAGGCAGTCCTATAGCCTCTTCACCAGAGGATGTGAAACTACTCTTTAATGCATTGGTAAAAAGAGAGGGCAGCGGCAGCGAAGCGGTCAGCTCTAAAGGCGCTACTGGAGCCGCTCAGATAATAAAGAGCACATTTGACGGCGTTAATAAAGAGTTCTTCAATGGTTCGAAGAACTTTGCAATAGAGGCTGATAGACTTGAAGTTGCCCACAGGCATGTGCAAGATCTTGCAACTAAGTACAATGGAAGTGTTATAAAGGTTGCAGCTGCTTATCATGGCGGCCCTGGCTCTATGGACAAAGATGGGAACATCATACCTACATATCGTGAGAAATTACTCGATAAAGACGGAAAAGACACTGGCAAAGGTACTTATACGAAAGACTACGCAGCAACCGTTGCTAAGTATTATGAGGCAGCAAAGGGCGGCACTGCTAGTACGATGGATGGTATTTCAGCTATGTTCACTAACTTTATTGAGTCAATCGCCAAGCTGTTTGACCAATTATCTGGCGGTAAGTTTGACTTAGCGGGTAAGGCAAGTGCTTTCTTCAAGGGCAAGAGCGGCACAGTAACAGCTGCCGGTGGATTAGCTGTAGATCAGAAATCCTTCTCTGTGCCAGGTGCACCAACTCCTGAACAGATTCTAAAGGACACATCTGCTGAGAACTACTTTGATGTATTAGCAGGTCTGCTGAACAGATCAATCGGTGGCATGTCTGGAAATGCAAATGTTACAGCAGAGGCATTGAAGGATAAGAGTTCATTTGAGCTCAAGAATATTGTCTCTGAACTGTCGAGTCTGAAGACGCTAGAAGCCCAAGCTAAGAAGAATCCGATTGCCGCTGCTGAGCTTAAGGAAACATTTACGCAGTTAGAGAAGAACACTAAGCCTCCACAAAAGACAGCAAGTCAGCTCTTGGCTGGAGTAACGTCTAATGATGAGGCTAAGTCGTTGATGCAGAAGCAATTAGAGGCCCAAGGAATAATGGGCGTCAGCCTAGCGGGTCTGACAGATAGCACTGAAGATCTGGCAATGCTTAACTCTATTGCAGAGTCTCTTGATAAAATACAGAGGGATACTGCACAGGGTACATACTTTGGAAAGATGGCGGCAAATGCAGAGCGGACTGCGTTGGGAAATCGGACATTAAGAGAGGTGCCACAACCTGGCTCATTCTATAGTGGAGAGCAGAAGAAGCTCTCCCAGACCAGTAAAAAGATCGGAGAAGACTCTGCAAATCAGTTTAAATCTTCTTTCGAAGGTAGCATCTTTAAGTCGCTTAAAGGTCGTGAGAAAGATGATGTAGGCTTCTGGGAAGAGATTGCAGTAGCTTATAGTAATCAGGTGATATCATCGTTCTCAAAAGGCTTTACCAACTTTGTGTTTGACGACTTTAAGTTCCTTGGAACCGAGTTGAAGACAGTGCTTGCCACGGTGTTTGGTGAAGTAGCTAATTCAGTTAATGCGCTGGCTGCACAAGTTGGTTTAGTCTCTACTAAAGTGATTAGCCCACCTGGTGCCAAGATATATAGTCCCTTTTATGAGAATAAAGGTGATCCTAACGTAATACCTACTCAGAATCTTTTTAAAGAAGCTTTAACTACGCCTGAGACGACGCAGGATAAAGTAAGCGCAAGTGTTAATCAGAAGATTAATGAGAGCGTTAACGCAAACCTTGAGCTATACAGCAGGTTATCACCGCAGTCCATAAAGGCTTCACTTGGTCCTCAGAGATGGGATACCAAGAGTGTCAATAGTGATGTATTCAGTCAAGTTGATGCTTCATTCCCAGAGAATGTAGCTAGCAAGGTATTCTTACCTAAGAGTGAGCTAGCGATAAAGCCTATAACATTCGAAGGCGTGCCTGAGGTTAGGCTAGCAAATGTAGAAGCTACAAAGGTTACTCCTGAAGAACCGAAAGCAGCTGTGGAAGCCATCGTTACGCCGATAATAGAGCAGTCTAAAGTGGCTACGGTTGAGGCTGTAAAGACTGCATCTGAGGAGACAAAGACAGCTGTAGCTTCCGCTGTTGCGCCGTTGCTGGATCAGTCTAAGGCTGCTACAGAGGCTACAAAGGTAGCTCTAGAAGAGATCAAAGTAGCTGTGCAGAAGCCACCAGTAGTCCCTGTTGAACCGATAGTAGAGCAAACTAAAGCTGCTGTGGTAGAGGCTGTAAAGCCAGTTTTAGCAGAAGCTAAAGCAGCTACCCAAGCAACACAGAAGCCTGTGGTAACCGCTGTAAGCACTCCGCAAGCTGTGGAACAAACAACGCTATTAGGTAGAGTGCAAACCGGAGTAACCGAAGGATGGAAGCGTGCTACTGAGGCTGTAGTGACTGTAAAGGACTCTATAGCAGGAGGCCTTACTGAGCTTCTCAGGACTATTATTGCAGCGATAGACAGAGTTACCGCTGAGATTGCCAAGCTAATAGCGGCAGTTACAGGGAAACCCTTAGAAGTCACTGCACCAACTCCTATTCCAGTAGCAGCAGCTGTATCTGCTAGCGTAGAGACTCCTGCAGAATCTACAAAGAATGCGGCTAGTAGCGGTGGTAATAGTGGCGGTGGTAGCGGTGGTAGCGGTGCCTTCAATATAGCTGGATTCGGTGTCAGTGACATTGCTGGAGTAGCCTCAGGTATGATTGCAAAAAGTCCTGTAACAATAGTAGGGACGGTGGCAAAGGTATTAGAGCGCCTCAACATTTTTGGCACTAAGGCGGCAACACCGGATGGAAAGGGCTCTCCAAACAGTAGTGCTGGCGATTCCAGTCTCAAAGCAACACTTGATACAGGTGCTACATCGTTTGGAAAAGTGCTATCAGAGGCTTGGACTGGACTCCGCAAAACACTAGATAATGGTTGGGCGGATCTTACAAAGGCATTAAATAGTGCTTGGGGTTTCTTGAAGGGTCTCTTTCAAGGCGGTGGTATAGGTGGTAGTGCAGGTGGTGGAGGTCTGCTGAGCGGAATCGGAGGCTTGCTTAACTTCGGCTCAACCGGCGTATCGGCTGCAGCAGGTGGTGTTGGCCCTCCGACTCCTGGCTTCTTAGATGAAGTTGGTGGTTGGCTCTCTAGCGTCTTTAAGTTCTCAGACGGCGGCGCTGTGTATGGACCAGGTAGCGGTACATCTGATTCTATCATGGCAATGCTATCGAATGGAGAGTTTGTTGTAAATGCGAAGAGTGCTGGCAAGTATAGGAATCTGTTACAGAGTATTAATTCTGGCAACATGCCTAAATTTGCGGATGGCGGTCTTGTTAGCAACAGTCTTGCTCCGACGCTACCTTCGGCTGCTGTTAGTAAGAGTCTTATTGCAACGCATAAGCAACCAGACGCAAGCGCAACTACAGTACACATCAATATTACTGGCGATATATCTCGTCAGACACGCCGTGAGATCATAGGTATGTTGCCTCAAATCACGACCGGCGTAAACATGCAGAACCGTGAGTTAGGTCATCGCGGTTAATCAACAGATCCCGTATAAACTATACTATATAGACAGGGATCATCTTTTATAGGAGAAAATATGTTTGGTATTTTAAAGAGTAGCACTAACACTGGTCTGGATTCAGAGCTGCTTACAGCTTTCGTAGCTCCTATAGATATTGTCACCAACAGACCTGAAAGTGTTTCAGATACACTGTCACTGAAAAGACTCTCCCAGGACAGAAAAGCTCAACGGTGGGAAATCACAACCAATGTGACGCCATCTAACAATACGTCAGCTCACTTTGTGCATCTTGTAACTAATGGCTCTAGCAAGCCTTTTTACGTAAGAATGCCGCAGCTGTACTCACAGGATTTAATGCCCAGCGGATATAATTTAGTGGTCGCGCTGGAAGCTCAAAAAGGGACTGACCTTGTTGCTATTGGAGGAATTTCCAAAGCATTGATTAAGGCAGGCGAATTTATCACTTTTTCAGACGAAACAAAGGTCTACCTGATTGTAGACACCTCGAATCCTACTTATACAAAAGTCTATCCTGAGTTTCGATCTACAAAAGCAATAGGTGTCACGATTAAGTATGGTAATAGCGTAACAATGTCTGCGAAGTATGATACAGATACAATCAAAGGTGCAAGATATGTAGATGGCATTCTTGTAGATCCCGGTACCGTAAAGCTGATAGAGGCCGTCTAATGAGAACTCTAAGTAATAACATACTAACCCTACTAGATACCGACAGCGTATCTATCTATACATTGGTTAAAATAGAGTTAGCTGTCCCACTTCTTCATACGTCTGCTCCGTACAATATTGATATCTCAGGTTTAGGTCTGTTTCTTACAGACTGCGGACTGAAGTCTGCGGAGCCACCTAAGCTATCGAAGGTCGTTGATAGAGAGGCCTACAAGCTGACTTATGGTGATCCGGTGTTCGAACTTAGAGCGCATTTCGAGGCTGGATTGGTAGGACGAAAAGTGAGTGTGTATTACGGCTTCTTCAATACGCTAGACGTATCACTTGGTGGGGCACTTCCAGGCCAACCGCTAACTACAGTTGAAGATCTTGCACTAGTATATAGAGGCCTTATTGATTCTCACGGTTATTCTGTTTCTGCGGATGATGAAGTAGAAGCTGTTATTGAGTGTTCTTCACCTGTCGCAAACTTGGATGCGAAAAGAGTAATGATTTCATCTAAAGATTATCTAAGACAAATTGGGATGCCGAATGATACATCCTTTGATCAAGTGTATGCAGGGTCGAAAGCTATCGACCTATTATGGGGGAAATATTAATGGGATGGTTCTCTATATTTTCATTTATTGTTAGCGCAATAGTACAGCATCAGCAGCAAAAGAAGGCTAAGGAACGTCAAAAAAGGGCTGAGGAGGAAGCCTCTGCCCGTGCAGACCGTGCTAAAGGTATTGAGATAGTGGCAGAAGGCGAGGCCTCACCTATCTATGTGGTGTATGGAAGATGTCTTGTAGGCGGAATCAGAGTCTACCATAACACGTCTAGCTCCTTTTTACTAAGTACAGTTAACTCCGATAAAAGATTTATAAATGCGCTTAGTGGGCAGGTTGGCGGTAAGAAGCATGAATACCTAACCGTGCAGCAAGTATTGTGTGTCGGAGACATTAACGATTGTATCTGGATGGATGTAGAGGGGCAAGACTACGATAATGGACGATTTGCCACTGTTGGACCTCCTAGCGCTGACTATATAAACACAGGGGGTGCTGGCGGAATCCGAGCAGAGATCCACTACTCTGGCAACATAGCAGACGACATGGCGGCCCTTAATTATCCGGTGCTGGCCGACTCAAAATTTCCGAACCTGGCATACTCAACTTCGGTCTTTAGACTTAATCGTGACGACCCTCAGTTTGGCGCCGTTCCGTCCTCTAAATTCTACATAGAAGGTAGAAAGGTTCGTGACATAACAGAAAGTGGCGGTGTTTATTCATTAGGCTCCAGGATATACTCAAACAATCCACCGTTAGTGTTGCTTGATTACCTTACAGATACACTATTCGGCAAGGGTATATCGCTTGATGAAATCGACCTAGAGAGCTTCTATAAAGCAAAGTTACTTTGTAATAAAATTGTACAGACGAACGTATCATGCGAGGGAAAAATCTGGAGCAAACGTAGTATCACTTCCAGAAATTTACCCCTTTTTGAAGCAAACATAACGTTATTCACCGACGCTAAACACGTAGATAATATCGAAAAGCTATTAGATACGATGGACTACTCAGAATTGATCTGGACAGCAGGTAAGTATAAGCTGTTGCTGGCATATCCTCTCGTGTATGTAGATCTGTCTATTACACCTGCTGCCGCATCTGCCACCGGCGGGATTGTTACTATCAACTTTGCAGCTCAACCTACAGCGCCCCGTATCGGTGGAAAGATGCTATTGGTAGGCACTACAATGACATCCACAGGGAATCTAACGACTGGCGCTAAGTTGATCACTGCAGCTACGACGACAAGTGTTTCTTTTGCATCAACAGCGACAGGGAACCTTGTAACGGCTGGCGTTTTAAGAACGGCGTATGACAAGGATGACATTGTTCAGATAAACTCTACCACAAGTGATATAGACCTTTATAGATCATTAAAAGACGACAACATATCTCTGCTGAATACAGCTGACTGGATCTCTGCAGTCACTTATATAACAGATGACGACATCATCAGAAAAGATGAGATCAAGGTCTCGTGGCCAAACGCAAGCACTCGTTATAATTTCGCAACCGTACGTTTTAGAAATGAGGCGAAGGATTTTGCGGAGGACTCTGTTGGCTGGCCTAATAAGATGAAGTTTGTCGCAGGCGCAGGGGTGGACAGAGGCGTTTGGGTTACGCCTGGAGTGGCCCCAATAGGCTACTATAACAAAAGTGATTACGTCACTTATGGTGGAAACCGGTATCAGTTGAGGTTCGGCGAAAATCGTGGAGTGGCGTTAGATCCTGCAACCGACACTACAGCGTGGGCACTGGCCGACCCTGCGGATGTGTATCGTCAATTCATTGCTGAAGACAATGAGGTTGAGCTAGAGACAGACATCTTTGCTGAAGGAATCGTCGATTACTATCATGCCCTTTCGAAAGCAGAAGGATTAGTACGAAATTCTCGCGCTGCAGTTACATATAACTTTCCATTAAAGCATAAATTTGGTGGTTTAGAACCTAATGACTTCCTGAAACTGCAAAGTGATTTTCTGGAAATTCCAGGAGAGCTGTTGGTAGTCAATAGCGTGGTTGTAGATGACTCAGGCTCAATTGCCATAGAAGCAACAAAGTTCGATGCGCGTAATCTGGAATGGAATGCTAAAGACAATGAGATAATTCCTCAGCGCAATATCTATGAGAACGAGATCTCAGCTGTAACTAATCTAACATTGCTCCCTAGTAGTGTGGAGGCCTTATCCAGCGGAACGCTTACATGGATTGTCTCAAATGACGTGCGTGTTACTGGCTACTCTATCAGGTACACCACAACTGCAGTCAATGAAATCACTGCGGGGACAGGAATGGATATTATTGGGATATCGAATGGTGACTCGTTCGCTCTGCCCTCAATGCCTGCTGGCACCAAGTCCTTTGTAGTAATTCCGATGCTGCGTGGTAGTCTAGCACCTTTTAGCGCATGGAGAGCAGTCTCAGGGACAGTTGCACCTGTAGAGATTGACTTTACATCAACATTGCCTGTGTATGTCTATAAGCGTTATCTAACCGCCCCTGCTACACCTACAGGTGGTGTGTATGATTTCGATACGTTCGTAATGACTACATTACCTACAGCTGGCGAAGCAGGTGCGTGGTCAGCTAGTATACCAGTAGGTACTTTGACATTGTATCGCTCAGCTACAGTTGTGTCGGCAT